AAGCCGCTGGATGCGTCGTAACGTGCGAACGGTGACGGGCACCCTCCCGACCATGGCGGCGGCGGTTGCCCCCCCCCGGTTCGGGTCCTCCCAAGGGGGGAGGGGGGCCTAGCGGGTCGGGGCGAGCCCGTTTTTTGTCTAGCTGCATATACAAAAAAGCGGTAACAATGGCGTTTTTAGCTCAAATTCGCCACTTTTTTATTTTGAGTAAAATGGCCGTTGAAACGTGGCCGGATTTTTCCCCGAAAAATTATTTGCAGATATGAAACGAAACTAGACGCTCCAACGCTTCGGGGCGTTTTTCATTTGTGGAAAATTTGTTGAAAATGTGGATAAAATGTTTAACGTTTTTTCCGGGTGGCCTTTGGTGGTAATGGTAACTTTTTTTGGTAATGGTAACAAAATTTTTTATAAATTTACAACCGATGCACCGCCTTTCTGTTAATTCCGTATGTGGAAAGCGGTAAACTGTTTCCCATAAGGAGTTAAAAAAATGGCGAAAGGCGAAAGCATAGGAGTTCGGGAATTTGCCCGACAGGTGGGATGTTCTCACGTATTGATCATCAATTTAATCAAGGCTGGAAAAATGCCGCAAAACAAAGATGGCACGATTCCGCTGGATGAAGGTCTTGTCGCTTACGAAAACCGAAAGAAGAAAAAGGAACCGAAGGACAAAAAAGAAACAAAGGGAAAAAAGGCAGCATCGAAAAAGAGGAAAAAGACAACCAAAATAAAAGAGTTGCCCGACGATGATCCGCCCGAAGATGGTGAGGAAGTGGCGGAACCAGCACCGAAACTTACATCGGAAAAACTGATTTCCGCCCGTGACATTACGACACAATTCAACAAGGCCCGCCTTGCCGAAAAAACCTATCAAGCGAAGTTGCGCGAAATCGAATACAAGTTAAAAAGGGGTGAACTTGTCGCCCGTGCAGATGTAGAAGCGGATGCGGCCACGGTTGCCGCCGAAGTCCGGGAACGATTGACTTCAATTCCCGTAAGGATTTCTGCATTGTGCGAACACCAGCCCGCCCGAAAGATTGAAGAAGTAATGACCGATGCCATACAGGATGCGCTCATTTCTTTTTCGAAATCAAAATTCGTAAAGGCCCCCGCTGATGGCAAATGATTGGAGCAAGACATTTTTCATGGTTTGCCGTCCGCGTTCGCGCTTGACGGGTTCGCAATGGGCGGACAAGTTTCGCTATGTTGCGCCCGGAACTTCGCCGGAGCCGGGTGATTGGCGCACGGACCGTGTACCGTATTTGCGCGAACCTATGGACGCGGCAACGGACAAGGTGACGGAGCGCGTCGTGATGATGTTTTCTTCGCAGGTCGGTAAATCCGAAGCGTTGCTCAACATCATGGGGTATTACGTAGATCAAGAACCCGCACCCCAGCTATTCTTGCAACCGACAATCGAAGCGGCGGAAAACTTTTCTAAAGAGCGCATCGAGCCCACGTTCCAATATTCGCCGGGGCTTAAAGACAAGTTGGAGGAAGGCAAGGAAGGACGCGGGACCAGCCGAAAGAAATCTACCACAATCCGAATGAAACATTATCCGGGTGGCTACATTGCCCTTGTTGGCGCGAACTCCCCGGCGGGGCTTGCATCCCGCCCGATACGTGTATTGCTGGCCGATGAAATCGACCGTTACGGGGTGACGAAGGAAGGCTCCCCGCTCAAGTTGGCTATCCAGCGCACGACGAACTTTCACAACAGGAAGCACATCTTTGTTTCGACACCGACAATAAAGGGGGCTTCTGAAATTGAAAAATATTATCTTGAAAGCGACCAGCGAATTTATATGCTGCCTTGTCCGCATTGCGGTTGCGAATTTGAATACAAATGGGAATACGTTGTTTGGGACAAGGACGCGGACGGCGCATCGTTGCCGCTTACCGCCCGTATAGTCTGCCCTCATTGCAAGGAAGTGGCCCGTGGCGCATACAGGCCGGATCCCGAAATATTGGCGTTGGGCCGATGGGTGCCGCAGAATCCCGGAGCAAATACAAAGGGCTACCATATAAATTCGCTTTGCTCGCCGTGGGTGAACTTGTACGAACTTGTCGATGAATTTGTGACCGTCTCGCACAACAAGGACAAGGATGGACTAATGGAATTTGTCAACTTGAAATTGGGCGAGACATGGGACGAACAACTTACGCGGGACGATTGGCAACGCCTTTACGATAGGCGGGAAAACTACCCGGCGAACACGTTGCCGCCCGGTGCACTTGTACTTACTTGCGGCGTTGACGTGCAGCATGACCGCTTGGAAGCGAGCGTTTACGCGTGGGGGAGCGGGAAGGAATCTTGGGGAATCGAGCACCGGGTATTTTATGGATCACCCGAAAGTGCCGATACATGGGCGCAACTTGACCAGCTATTACAGAAAAAGTACAAGCTATTCCTCGGTGCGGAAGTCACCATTTCCTGCACTTGCGTCGATTCCGGCGACGGAACATATACAAACGAGGTCTACAAGTACACGGCCATGCGTCAAGCGTTGCGCGTTTTCTCCATCAAGGGACGCGGCGGCATCGGCATTCCGTTCATTTCACCGCCGACAAAGAACAACACGGTGGGGGCTACCCTTTTCACGCTTGGTGTGGATTCGGGAAAATCAATTTTCTTTAACCGATTGAAGATAAACGACATAGGCCCCGGTTTCGTGCATTATGACGCTTTGGAAGCGGCTGGATTTAGTGAGAATTTTTTCAAACAACTTACCGCAGAAATCTTCGTACAGACTTTTGAAAGGGGCCGCGTCATCATGAAATTCGTAAAGATTCGCGACCGAAACGAAGCCCTTGACTGTGCCATATATGCAACCGCAGGGCTCGAACTCTTAAACCCGAACTTTGAATTTCTGCAAGAATTTTACGCCCGTGGCGGCATTGCGAATGCCCCGGCGCGGGCAAAAAGACCCCCTTCGAAGGGTATTTCCCTATAAACGAAATAAAATTTTTTTTGCACTTGCGAAAAAATTAAACTATATTCTTTGACGAATTGGAGGCCCTTTTTATGCCCGTACATCCTATTACGGCATGGACTAAAGAAGAAGCGCGGAACATGCTTGCGCTTTGGATTGAAGCAGAAAAGGCGGTTGCCACCGGGCAATCGTACAAGATCGGGACGCGCTCTTTGACCCGTGCCGACTTGTCCGACATTGCCGCAAGAATCAAGTTTTGGCGCGGAGAACTCGAAGCGCTGGAAGATGGTAAAGGGCAGGGAATGCGCGTTTTCCGTGGAGTGCCAAGGGATTTATGATGAACGTTGTCGATAAAGTGATTTCTGTTTTCTCTCCCGAAAAAGCGTTGAAAAGAACGCTTGCACGTAAGCGCATTGAAATGGCCGACCGTATGCTTATTGGCGGTGCTGGATATGGAAGCCACGGGGCTTCATACGCGAAAAAAAGTTTGATTGGCTGGAGCGTTTCGGGGCAGGATGCGGACGATGACATCGTGGCCAACCTGCCAACCTTGCGCGACCGATCCCGTGATTTGTACATGGGCGGCGGCTTTGCGGCGGGTGCGCTCAAGACAATTCGCACAAACGTTGTCGGGTCCGGGCTTATGTTGTCCGCGTTGCCCGACGCTGAATTTTTGGGACTTACCGATGACGAAGCCCGCGCATGGCGTAAAAACGTCGAACGCGAATGGAGCCTTTTTGCAAGCGACGTGAATTGCGATGCCGAACGTCGGCAGAACTTCTACCAATTGCAAAGCCTTGTTCTCTTGTCCGCACTCATGAGCGGTGACGTTTTCGTTTATATGCCAATCATTAAACGCGCTGGCGTTCCTTATGATTTGTGCGTTGGGCTTATCGAAGCGGACCGCGTTTGTGACCCGATTCCGTACCCGCTTGACAAGAACGTTTGGGGCGGCGTGGAACTCGGGCCGTATGGTGAAACGGTCGCCTACTACGTGGCGAAGTATCACCCCGGTTCGACTTTGCCGCTGAACGTGAAAAGCCCCATACAGGAATGGAAAAGAGTGCTTGCTTTCGGTCGAACTACGGGCCGAAAGAACGTGCTGCATATTATGTGCGATGTTGAAAGACCCGCCCAACGGCGCGGCGTTCCGCTACTTGCTCCCGTGATTGAAGCGTTGAAGCAACTATCGCGTTATACCGAAGCCGAACTAATGGCGGCGGTTATTTCCGGGATGTTTACCGTGTTTGTCAAATCAAACTCTCCAAGCACTCCACTTGCTCCGATGTTCCCGGCTGGCATGGAAGTTGACAAGAGAGACCCGAACGCCTACGAAATGGGAAACGGTGCCATTGTTAGTTTGGACGAAGGCGAGGAAATTCAAACGGCAAATCCGGGCAGACCGAACACGGCATTTGACGGGTTCGTTATGGCTATATGCAGACAAATCGGCTCGGCTATCGAAGTGCCTTACGAATTGCTTATCAAGCATTTTACCGCGTCATATTCCGCCGCCCGTGCGTCCTTGCTCGAAGCGTGGAAGATGTTCCGAATGCGCCGTGAATGGCTGGCTTCGGGCTTCTGCCAACCCGTCTACGAGGAATGGCTGACCGAAGCCGTCTTGAAGGGCCGCGTCAAGGCCCCCGGTTTTTTCGACGACCCGGCTATCCGTGCGGCGTGGTGCAAGGCCGATTGGTACGGCGACGCTCAAGGACAACTTGACCCGCTCAAGGAAGCGAACGCAGCAAAGGTCCGCGTCGATGAAGGATTCTCGACAAGGGAACGCGAAGCGGCGGAACTTACCGGAATGAAGTTTGACGAAATCCATTCGGCCCGGTCCCGTGAAGAAGCCATGCGGCGTGAAGCCGGACTTGTCACGGATTCGCAAGGCCAAATCGTAACAAATCCAAATACGCAGGGTGGAACAGATGACGAATAATTTTTTCTATAAAGTAACGGCACAAGCCAACGTAACGCAGCCCGCCCGCCTTGACCTTTTCGGCGTTATAGGCGGCGGCTTTTGGGAAGAAGGCTTTGACGAGAAGTCGTTCAAGGATGCCATGAGCGTTGTCAAGGAAACGCAGCCCCTCGACATTTACTTGAACTCTCCGGGCGGCTCCGTGTTCGCCGGAATCGCGATCTTGAACCTTTTAAAACAACATAAAGGGGCTATCCGCATCTTCGTCATGGGCATTGCCGCAAGTGCCGCAACGCTTATCACCAGCGCACCGAACGCCCGCGTAATCATGCCCACGGGCTCCATGCTCATGGTCCACGCACCGCGTTTGTCCGCAAGCAGCATGACGGCCAAGCAGTTGAAGGAAGCGGGGGTCGCGCTCGAAAAAATCGAAGAATCGGTTAAACAAATTTACGTCGAAAAGACGGGAATGAAGGAAGCGGACCTTGCCGAAATGATTTCGCACGAAACCTACATGACCGCCGCCGAAGCAGTAGCGAAGGGCTTTGCCGACGAGGTGGACACCACGCAGAAGGTGACAAATTCCTTTGAGGATAACGTAATTATGCTTGGCGGTATGCCCGTACAGAAAAACTTTTTCGACAACGCACCCGAAGATTTTTTGAACAAATTGGGCGAAGGTGTTGCACCGACGCAAAAAAAATCTATATTAAACCGAAACGAGGAGGTCGCAATGACTCTTGAAGAAATCAAAGCGCAGCATCCCGAACTTTACAAACAGATTCGCGACGAAGGCCGCGAAGAAGGTTTGCAGGCGGGTATGACGCAGGAACGCAACCGCATCAAGGCTATCGAGGAAATGGCCCTCGCTGGCCATGAAGCCATTGTCGCCAAGGCGAAGTTCGACACGGGCATGACCGCCGAACAGTTGGCCGTGGAAATGATCAAGGCCGAAAAGGCGAAGAAAACGACCATGGCGCAAAGCCGCGAAAATGATGCCGAAGATCTTAACGGCATCGGCTCCGCGACCGCTTCTGTCGATGCCACCCCGACGGCTTCCGCCGAAGACAAGGAGCGCGAAGAACTTTTGAAGGGCGCAAACGAACGCCTTTCCAAAATGCACAAAACGATGGAGGTCTAAACCATGGCTGAATTGAACAAAGTATTGGGAACCTACGAACCCGACAATCTCTTTGCCGCGAATCAAGAATTGCCCGCCGTGGCCGATGTCCTTGAAATCGCTGCAAGTCAAAACCTCAAGCGCGGTTCGCTTGTCAACGTGTCCGGCGAACAGATTGCCGCCACCACCGACGGCGTGAAGGCTTCCGGCACTATCACGTTTGCTGACCAGCCGTCCGCAAACGATACCGTGACCATCGACACCAAGACGCTTACGTTCAAGTCCGCTGATCCGGGCGAAAACGAAGTGCTTATCGGAACGGACCTTGCCGCGACTATCGACAACGTAATTGCGGCCTTGCCCGATTCCGTTACCGGGTCCAAATCTTCCGGCGTTCTCACCATTACCGCCGCCGCCGCTGGCACCGCTGGAAACAGCATTGCGCTTGCAAAGAGCGGTTCCGACATTACCGTTAGCGGTGCGACCCTTTCGGGCGGCGTTGACGAAGTGGTTGACACGGACGTTTATGCCGTGCTCGCCGAAGATTGCGACACCACCGAAGGCGCAAAGGAAGCAGCCGTGTATCTCACGGGTGAATTTAACATCGACGCCGTGAAGGTCAATGACAACGTTGACATCATGGCAGCGGTCAAGATTGCCGCCCGCAAGGTCGGTATCTTCTTGAAGAAGAACATTTAAGGAGGTTGAAAAATGGCTATTGACATTTTCGAAACCCGCACCCTTTTCGGTGCAATCAACGAAGGCCGTTTCGGTGCTCGGGCCTATTTCCGCGACCGTTTCTTCAACCGTATCAAAACGTTTGTTACGGAAAACATCGACTTCGACTTGAAGGATGCGCAGGGCCGTAAACTCGCCCCGTTCGTCAATCCCCGCATCGGCGGGCAGGTCGTGAACCGTCTCGGCTTCCACACCGAAACGTACAAGGTTCCGCTTGTCGCCCCGGAAATGGTGACAACCGCCGACGAACTCTTGAAGCGTATGGCGGGCGAAAGCGTGTACGGCAGCAAGACCCCGGCCCAGCGTGCACTTGAAATCGCGCAGGACAACATGCTCGAACTCGAAAAGATGATTACGCGCCGTGAAGAAGCCATGTGCGCACAGGCTCTTTTCGAAGGCAAGATCAACGTCAAGGGCGAAGGCGTGGACGATGTTGTGGACTTTTGGGCACCCCTCAAGCCCCAAGATAAACCGTCCGCAACTTCTGCAACCTATTGGGATGACGCATCCGTTGACGGACAGAAGATCATGGAAGAAATTCGCAAGTTCTCACGCGAACGCGTGAAGAAGAGCGGTTTCAAGCCGCGTGAAATCTTCTGTGGCAGCAAGGTCATCGACGTTCTGATTCCGAAACTTTCGGAAAAGGAATTGCTCAACGGTCGCCGCGTTGACCTTGGCGAAATCCGCCCGCAGGAACTCCCGGACGGACTGCACTATTGGGGCTATCTCCGTGACGCTGGCATCGACATCTATTCGTATGACGAATACTATGAAAATGCCAACGGCGAAATGGTTCCGATGGTTCCCGAAAACAAGGTGCTCTTTGCCGCAAGCGAAGTGGAAACCACCATGGCTTACGGTGCCGTCTGCATTGCGGACAAGCCGAAGAACATGATGGATTGGTACGCAGCCCGCCGTGTCCCGCATTCCTACATACAGGAACGCCCGGCGGCTCGAATCATTCAGTTGAACTCCCGCCCGCTCCCGATTATCAACCAAGTGCAGGGATTCTCCGTCCTGCAAACCTTGGCCTAATCGGAAATCAAGTGCGCTACACCACGGCGCATATTTCTTTTAGGAGTGATCCAAATGAAGAAAATAGTTTGTTTGCAGAATGTTTATTTTGAAGGGCGGTTCCTTTCCGCCGGGACCGACGCGGCCCTACCCGATGACGTTGCTTGTAATTGGGTAGAACGTGGCCTTGCGAAGTTTGTTGGCGAAGAAACGCCCGTGAACCCGCCCGCTCAAGACAATAAGGCAGACGCCGCCACCAGTGATGGCGCGGAGAACTTGCTGCATGCCGGAAACGGCGCATTGTCGGAATTACCAACGTCTGCCGACATTTCGCAGGACGTACCGCCCGAACTTACGCCCGAAGGAAATGGTGTCGTAGAGTTTGAAAACGACGAAACGCCCGAAGTCAAGCCCGACGAAATTGCAGAAACGCCCGTTTCTCCGAACGAAGAAAAGGGCGTTTTGAGGTATGATTTTACAACGCCGATTCCCGCCACGGCTACCGAAGATACGCCCGTGCTGGAAGATGACACCCCAAAGCGCGGAAGGCCCCCGAAAAAGAAGAACGGGGGCAAGCGCAGATGATGGGCTTCAAGGAGCAGGTTCGCAAGGACGTTAAGAATGTGTTTATCAATTTCGCGGAGTTCGCGGATTGGCACAACCTAAACGGAAAAGATACCTTGTGCGTAATTTCCCGTGACTTCACGAACGAATTGCCGCTGGGTCAAAGAAACCTTGAGGGAGTGTTCCTTAACGACTTGACGATTTACGTTGAAGATTTGGACATGCAGCCGCGCCCCGTCGAAGGCGAACTTATGCGTGTCGATGGATCGCTCCATTTGGTCAAATCCGTGTCCGATGAAATGGGTGTCTACGTCATAATTTGCGAGGCGAACGAATCGTGAGAATAAGGCTTGAAAAGAACGAAAGCGATATGCAGAAAGCGACCCGGCTCTTGTCGGGTTGCTCCGAAGCAATCCCGTCCGTTTTCTCCAATGCCATGAACCGCGCGGCGGAACAGGGCCGCACGGCTGCAATCCGTTGCGTGACGAAGGAATACACTGTGAAGGCCCGCACGGTGCGCGAAACCATGCGCATCAAGAAGGCGACGAAAGACGACTTGAACACGGAACTATCGAGCCGTGGCGCACGTTTGCCGTTGCGCGACTTCCGGCATTCCCCAAGCAGCGGTGACACCACCGGGGCGAACCGCAAGCAGGTCCGCGTGGCGGTAAAGCGTGGCGGGATGCGACCGCTGGAAAACGCCTTTATCTATCGTGGGCGAATCTTTCAAAGGCTCGGTTCTGCAAGGTTGCCCGTCGAGCAGAAATTTTCGAACGCCGTGCCCGTGATGCTGAATAACGATGCCGTCGTGAACGAAGTTACGGAAACGATGGAAAGCGCAATGAGCCGCCGCCTTGATTATGAGGTGAAGCGCACTTTACAAAAGGCGGTGAAGTAATGGTTACGAACTTGCTTACAAAGGCGTTGCGCAAACTTTGCGCACAGGCGGTGAAGGATTTCGTTTTACCGACAAAGGAAGGGCAGAAGCCCCGTGCACCGCGAATCGTGAACGGTTTCTTGCCGCCGAAGCGTAGCGGAAACGGCGAACTTGACGATTTCCCTTTCGTACTTGTCCGCCCGGAGCAATGCACCACGGACCGCGAATCCGAAGAAATCCGGGTGAACATCATCGTCGGTTGCTACTCCGAAGAATTTGACGGCTACGAATACGGCGTGAACGTGATTGAGCGCATCAAGGAAAAGATTTGTACGCTCCCCGCCGAAACGCTGGACAAACGCTATCAAATGCGCTACCCGATAAAGTGGACCATGGTTCCCGAACAACCGTGGCCGCAATGGCAGATTGACATGGAAACCATTTGGATTTTCAACAGTCCGCGAAACACGGACAATTTTTGAGGTGAAAATATGGCAAATCCGAAAAAGAAATTTGTTCCAACACCGAAAAAAAATATACCTTTAATCTACGTAGGGACCAGTTTCCCGGACGGCTCTTTGTTTAGATTCCGCGTCTATGCAAACGGCATCCCCGAACAAGTTCTTCGAAGCGTCAAGAACAAGGCCGCATTGAAGAATTTGTTTGTAACGCCCGACAAACTAAGTTCCGCTATGCTGAACGTAAAGGCGCAAGGGCACCCGTTGTATCTTTGCAATCGGCAAATCGAAAATGAACTTCTTTCCAAGGAGGATAGATAAATGCCTTACGTTCATGGCGTAAAAACATCCGAAGTTCCTACCTCGCTCTTGCCCCCGGTACAGAGTGACGCGGGAATCCCGTTCGTTGTCGGCATGGCCCCGGTCAACATGACCGACCCGACCAACGTAAACAAGCCCGTGCTTTGCCTTTCCTATGCCGAAGCCGTCGCCGCTTTCGGTTACGCGGCCCCGGTGGATGATTCCGTTTCGGGAAAGAAAAAGCATGAATTCACGATTAGCGAATTTATCCAAAGCCAATTCGCATTGTTCCAAGCCGCGCCCGTCGTGATCGTGAACGTGCTTGACCCGGCCACTCACTATACGGCGGCGACCTCGAACAAGGTAAAGTTCGATGCGCAGACGGCGACCGTTACCGTGAAGGAAAAGGGCATCATCCTTTCTTCCGTGAAGTTGGGCCCGTCCGGCTCTCAAGACGGCATTGAATCCGGCAAGTTTACCGCGTCCTTCGATGCCGAAGGAAACCTTGTCCTTGCTGCAAACAAGAACAACGAGCAGGAATACTACTACACGCTGGACACGGACGTTAATTTTGCGGCGAACAAACTCGACCCGTCCGCCGTGACCGATGCCGACATTATCGGTGGAATTACCGCCGCTGGCGTTCGCACGGGCTTCGAACTTATCGAAGAAGTGTTCCCGCGCTTCCGCGTGGTTCCGGGCACTCTCGTTTGTCCGTGGCGTTCGCAGTCCGCAAGCGTTGCCGCCGTCATGGCCGCAAAGGCCGCAAAGATTAACGAGGTGTTCTCCGCAGGAGCGGCCCTTATTGATGCGCCCACCACGGGCGACCAAGCCGTTTATTCGGGCGTTGCATCGTGGAAGAATACGAACAACGTCACGAACAAGAAGCAGGTCGTTTGCTGGCCGCGCTTGAACAATGACGGCGTTATCGTCGCCATGAGTACGCAACTTGCGGGCCTTATCCAGCAGGTAGACGGCAACAACGACAACGTTCCGTATGTTTCCCCGTCGAACAACAATTTCGTTTGTACGGGAACCTGCCTTGAGAACGGCACCGAAGTTTTCTTGACGCAGGGCGAAGCCGCGAACCTCAACGGAAACGGTGTCGTTACCGCGCTCAACTTTATCGGCGGGTGGAAGTGCTGGGGCAACCGCACGGCCATTTACCCGGCGACCACCGACCCGAAGGATTCCTTTATCCCGGTAGAGCGCATGTTCACTTGGATCGCGAACACGCTTGTTCAGAACTTTTGGAGCCGCGTCGATTTCCCGCTTACCCGTCGGCAGGTTGACACGATTCTCGATTCCGTGAACATTTGGCTTAACGGCCTTGCGGCCCGTCAATACATCCTTGGCGGTCGCGTCGAATTTTTGGAAACCGAAAACCCGACCGTGGACCTCATGGACGGCATCTTGCGTTTCCACTTGTACGTAACACCTCCGGGCCCGAACCGCGAGATTGATTTCATTCTCGAATACGACCCGGAATATCTTTCCACTTTGTTCGCATAAGGAGGTATGACAATGGCAGCAGGTGAAAATAAAATCCCGGAACGCCTTATCAATTTCCGCGTTTACAACAACGGAAATGACTTGCTTGGCGTTGCAACGGTTGAACTCCCCGAACTCGAAGCCATGAGCGACACCGTTTCGGGTGCTGGCATTGCGGGCGAAGTCGAAAGCCCCGTGATGGGACATTTCAGTTCGATGACAACGACTATCACTTGGCGCACCATCGAAAAGTCCCTTGCAACTCTTGCAAAGCCGGGTTCCCATGCGCTTGAAGTGCGCGGTTCCGAACAGGTTTACGATGCCGCGAACGGCATCTATTCCACGGTCCCGATCCGTTGCTCCATGCGCGTAAGCCCCAAGACTGTTTCTCTCGGTTCTCTCGAACCCGGTAGCACGACCGATTCCGAACAGGAATTTGAAGTGACCTACCTCAAACTCGAAGTGAACAAGAAGGAAGTTGTCGAGATTGACAAGTACAACTATATCGCCAAGTTCGACGGTGTGGATGTGCTTGCGAAGGTCCGCGCCGATCTTGGTTTGACCTAGTTATTTCGTGCAAACAAACGGGAGCGTGAAGCCGCCGCGCTCTTGTTTCTTTGAATTTGCGGCAAGGAGTTGAATTTGTATGAAACATGTTTTTTCCAAGCCCGTAAAGTTCGAAGATGAACCCGAAATCAAGGAAATCGAAATCGACCTCGAAGGGCTCAACGGTTATGACATTGACGATGTGAAGAAGCAGTTTTCGGCGGCTGGTAACTACTCCCCGATTCTTGCGACTGACACGACTTTCTGCATCATGATTGCCGCCCGACGTTCCAAAAGGCCGATTGAATTTTTCAAGGAATTGCCCGGTAAGGACTACCTCGCCATTGCGCAGGGAGTGCAGAATTTTTTGTTAGGCTAGGCCTTGACGTAAAGGACCCGCTGCACACGATTCGTGCTTCTTGCGTGAATCTTGCGGCGGCTGATACGTTCACTAGCGTTCTCGATTGGTTCAAGATGCCATTATTGGACTTGAGCGAATGGGGTGAAGTGGTGAATGAAAGAGAAAAGGCTATGAAAAAAAAACACTAAAAGGGCGGGCGGTCGCCCGTCCTTTTTCGGACAAAGGAAGTTTTGTTTATGGCAGGAAAAGTTTACGAAATCGGTTTCAAGATCGCGGGCGACTTGTCCGGGAATTTCGCGAAAACGTTCAAGAATGCGAACGAAGCCGTGAAGGGTTTTTCCGGCAACATAAACAAGATGAACAAACAGGCCGCGGACGTTGCGTCCATGGTCAAGTTAAAGCAGGAGATAGGCGAAAACGCCCGTGCCTATACTCAAGCGAAGCAGAAGGTCGCCGAACTAGGGCGGCAGATTTCGGCAACAAAGACACCATCAAAAGAACTTGTCGCGGAGTTCAACCGCCAACAGGCAGCAATGCAGAAGGCACGTTCCGCTATCGAGCGTCAACGCGCATCATTGAAGCAGTTGGAAAGCCAAAACGGACTTGCGGGCGCAAGCCTTAAAACATTGATTGCCCGCGAAAAGGAACTTGCACGTAATGCCGAACGTGTGACAAGGGCGCAGGAAGCGCAAGCGCGGGCGGCGGGTGCGATAAGCAAGAACAACGCCACGATTTCGAGCACGGCCCCGTATGCAAGCGGTGTAGGCTTGGCGATGGGCGCGGGGCTTGCAAAGTCTATTACCATCGGCGCGGCGTTCGAAAGCGATATGGCGAAGGTCGCCGCCGTTTCCCGTGCAAGCGACGAAGAATTGAAAATGCTCACCGCCACGGCCCGTCAACTCGGTGCCGAAACGCAATGGAGCGCAAGCGAAGCGGCTCAAGGTATGCAATATTTGGCGATGGCTGGTTTCAAGACAAACGATATTGTCAAGACGATGCCGGGAATGCTGAATCTAGCAAGTGCTGGAGCCATTGACCTTGCTTCGGCTTCGGATATTGCGTCCAACATCCTTACGGGTTTCGGCTTGAGCGCAAGCGACATGAACCGCGTGGGCGACGTTCTAACGAATACATTCACACAAAGTAACACGACCCTTGAAGGCTTGGGCCAAACGATGAAATATGCGGCCCCGGTCGCGAAGGCGATGGGCGTTTCTATCGAGGAAGCGGCGGCGATGGCCGGAAAACTTGGCGACGCGGGTATTCAAGGCGAAATGGCTGGTACTACGTTGCGATCAGTAATGCTTCGCTTGTCTGCACCGTCCAAAAAGGGCGCGGCGGCTCTCGAAGCGTTGGGCGTTTCCACGGTCGATGCAAGCGGCAATATGAAGAAAATGCCCGTCATCATGAAAAAACTCGACAAGGCCATGAGCGGAATGAGCGAAAGCGCGAAGGCGAACTTCACGAAGGCCATTTTCGAGACCGAAGCCATGAGCGGTGCGCTCGTTCTCATGGAGCAGGCTGGGAGCGGTGCGCTCGATAACTTTGTCGGGGCGGTCAAGGACGTAGGAAGTGCCAAAGCCGTGGCCGGAAAGCAGATTGACAACCTTCAAGGCGACATAACGATTCTCAATTCCGCCATGCAGGAAATGGCCTTGAAGATTTACGATTCCGTTGCTCCCGCCTTACGTTCGTTTGCTCAAGGTGCAACCAAAATCGTTACGAAAATCGGTGCATGGGCGAAGGAAAATCCGGGCCTTGTGCAGAAAATCGTGGCCGTTGCGGGTGCTATTGCAGGGTTTACGGCGGCGGCGTTGCCGATGTTGGCGGCTCTCAAGACCGCACAATTCGTTTTCGCGCTAATCAAGGCCCCGATCTTGGCGGTACGTGCCGCAATAATGGCGGTGCGCATGGGTTGGCTTCTGTATAAAGGGGCGGTCGTTGCAGGAACGGTCGTGACGAAGGGCGCACGGGCGGCACAAATTGCGTTCGCGGCGGCTTCGAAGGTCATGGCGGCGGCTCAATGGGCGTTGAATGCGGCCATGAGCGCAAACCCCATAGGGCTTGTTATCGCTGCAATAGCGGCCCTTATAGCTATTGGCGTTCTACTTTATCGAAATTGGGACACCATACGCGAAAAGGTTCTTGCTTTGTGGGCTTCTTTTTCCGAAAAGTTCCCGGCGATTGCCGAACTTGTACGTAACTATATCGGGCAGGTCATCGAAATTTGGGACAAGGTAAAGAAAACGTTTTCCAGCATCATAGACTTTGTGAAAAACGTCTTTGCTGGCGATTGGAAGGCCGCTTGGGAAAGCATCAAGGATGCCTTCGGCAATGCGTTCGGCGCACTTGTGGGCCTTGTGAAGTTGCCGTTCAACACCATTATTTCGATGGTGAACGGCGTAACGAGTTCGATAAACAAGGCCCTTGCAAAAGTGAAGGTGCCCGATTGGGTCCCGGTGCTCGGCGGTAAGTCTATTGATTTCCGCATCCCGCAAATCCCGCAACTTGCCGAAGGCGGCATCGCCACGCGCTCGACTATCGCGAATATCGGCGAAGGCAGCGAACCCGAAGCCGTCCTGCCGCTCTCGAAACTTTCTTCCATGCTCGGCAGCACAAGGAGCGGCGGCAGCATTACCGTTACGTTCTCGCCTACGATCAACGTAACGGGCGGCGGCGACGTTTACGCGGATGTAAGGCGCGGTCTTGATGCAGGTCGCACCGACCTCGAACGCAGCCTTGAAAAACTCATGGCGAACAACCGCCGACTTTCGTTTGCATAAGGGGGCCACCAATGAAGACTATCCGAACCATACAGGGCGACACATGGGACAAGATTTCCCTACGTGTTTACGGCTCCGAAAACTTCATGGACAAACTTATCGCGGCGAACATAAACCACCGCAAAAAGATTATATTTAATTCCGGGGATGTTCTGAACGTTCCCGAAATAGACACCGAAGCGGCCCTTGTGAACAAGAGTTTGCCGCCGTGGAAACTTTGATTAAAGGACGTGAAGGAAGATGGCGATTGCGGATTTGTTAAAAAGTAACCAACCGCTCGAAACGGTGCTGGGGCTTTACTTTACCGAAGCCGAAAAAGACGTGTGGGAGGAAATCGCCCCGGACCTTCTTTCCTTTTCATTCTCGGATTCCGAAACGAACGAAGCCGATAGCTTGTCCATAACGCTCAAGGACGAAACGGGCAAGTGGGCGAAGCGTTGGAACCCGGACCCCGGCGAACGTGTGAAGGCATACATCAAGCAGAAAGTCAATGGTAAAATTTCCGGCACCTTGAATTGCGGCAAGTTCTTCGTCGATACGATGAAGGTGCAGGGGGCCCCGCGCATCTTTGAAATGGGTGCGGTTTCCGTGCCGCTGAACAAGCCGATTAGGAAGCGCATCAAGTCGAAGGCGTGGGAAAAGACGACGCTCAAGAAGATAGCGTCCGCCATTGCCGACGAAGCGAAAATCAAGTTGCTTTGGGATTCTGAAAGCGACCCGGAATATGACCGGGTTGACCAAAAGAAGGAAAGCGACTTGAAGATGGTTTCCCGGCTTTGCGACGAAGCGGGACTCTCGCTGAAAGTGACCGACGACAAGCTAGTTATTTTTGACCAACATTCCTATGAAAACAAGAAGCCCATAAAGACGATTACTTTGGGCGAAAGCCCGGTGCTCAACTATTCCTTTGAAACCTGCCAATCGGACCTGTACAAATCCGTCACCGTATCTTACAGGAGCCCGAAGAAAAAGAAAAAGGGCAAGGCGGGCGGCTATACGTTCGACCTCAAGACGGGCCGCAAGGTAACGAAGAAAAAGACGAGCAATCCAGCAGTTTTCACGTACACGGCGACTGACCCGGCGGCGGACGAGAACGGGCAGGAATACTATTTAAAATCACGCTGCACATCAATTGACGAAGCGAAGCGCAAGGCTACCGCCATGCTACGCAAGTTGAACCGACGTGGTGTTACGGGCGATATTACCGTTATCGGTGACGTTGACCTTGTGGCGGGCGCGGTCGTGGCCGTGAAGGGCTTCGGAATATTTGACGGAAATTTCATCATCGGAAACGCAAAACATGACTACGGATCAAACGGCTATATAACTTCGATTCAGTTGCGCCGTGTGCAGAAGGGGTATTGATTATGCGTAATGTTTTTGGCGATGATTTCAGACAGAACGAGGACGCGACTAATTGGATTCGCATTGGCGAGGTTTCGTCCGTGGACCCTGCAAAATGCACCGCCCGCGTCGTATTCGACGACGAAGATGGCTACGTTTCCGACGACTTGCCCATTGTCCAGCGCAACACGCAGAACACGAAGGACTATTGGTTGCCCGCCGTGGGCGAAGATGTGATATGTGTATTCTTGCCGTGCGGCGAAGAGGACGGCTTCGTTCTCGGATCGTTCTATGCCGACGAAATCGAGCCGCCAACAAGCAGCGAATCAAAGCGTTACACGGAATACCCGGACGGGACCGTGATTGAATACGATTGGGAAGCCCACGAACTGACAGTGACGGGAGCCCAAAAGATAACGTTAAATGTTCCCGAAATTGTGTTCAATGGAAATTTGCAAATTGATGGCGACATTATAGCAACGGGGGGCGTTTCGGCTGACGGCGAAGTTACCGCGATGGCAAAGACGACGAACGTCAAATTGTCTACGCACAATCACCCGACGGCAGTTCCGGGCCCTGCAAGCCCGCCCACTCCGGGAACATAAGGAGGTTTTGAGATGCTGGATAAAAGCACTTTAAAAAGTTCTTTGCAGTCAATTTTCGAGACGGAAGGAAACACCGCCGAATCCGTGGCCGCAGCAATGGCCGACGCATTTGATAATTACGTGAAATCCGCAAAGGTGACGGTAACGGCTCTGCCCGGTGAAATAGCGGTGCAGGGTTCTCCAACGGCCCAAAGCAACGTTGTCCCTATTCAAATCGAAGGCGAACTTTCGTAAGGTGGTGACTTATGGCTTTTGGTGTAATCGGAATGTTCGGCTTGCTACCGTTTTATTGTTCACGCGATGCAGTCCTTACTTTCAAGGACTTGTCGCGTAATAGCAAGATGCGGTTCGCGAAGCATGACGTTATAGGCAGAAAGCCCGTTCTCGAAAAGATTGGCGAGGACTTGCGGACCGTATCTTTTTCTATGCGGCTGGATTCCGCCCTATTGAAAAACGTGCCCGTGGCGACCGCCATAATTCTTTATACGAAATTGCTGGAGCAGGGCAAAGCGGAAACGCTGATCATTGGCGGCGAAATCATGGGAGATTACGTTATCGAAAGCATCGAGGAAAACCGGAAATTCTTCACGGGTGCCGGAATCTGTATCGGTGCCGAACTTACTTTTTCACTTATGGAAGCGGGGTAGAAAATGGAATACGAAGTTTCCCTTACGGACAAGGTTGATTTCGCCCCGGAATCCGTGGCGAAGGAAGTCTTGCAGAACGTCCGCACGATCCTTGATACGGTTGTCGGGTCCGTACCGCTTGAGCGCAATATAGGCATTTCTTGGGATTACGTCGGGAAACCGCTACCCGTTGCTATGGATATGTTACGTATAGCAGTGAACAACGCGATAGCGGTGCAGGAGCCCCGCGCACAAATTGTTTCTATCAAGTTTGACCAACCCGAAAATAATATAGAATTTGCCGAACAGGGCATACTCAAGCCCCGCGTAAGAATCTATATTGATGAACAAGGAGGCTAGACCATGGCAGAAACTTTACCGCGTTGGGACTTGCCCGAAGTTTCGTTTGTACAGACTGACCCCGAAGCTATCAAGGCCGAAATAGTAAGCCGTTACGAAGCGGCGGCAGGGCGCACGTTGGCGACCGCCGACCCTATCCGTATTTTCCTTTTGTCGTGCGCCGACGAAATCATACAGCAGCGTGTCTTGATCAACATGGCGGCACAAAGCAACCTATTGAGCTATGCGACCGGGGAATTCTTGGACGCGCTCGGGGAATACCTCTTGGTTTCCCGTTTGCCCGCTGCAAAGGCGGTGACGAATATCCGCTTTACCTTGTCGCAAGCCCTCGAAGAAGTGTACATCATCCCGGCGGGAACCGAAGTCACGAACGGGATTGTAACGTTCGCTACTGACGAAGAACTGATTATTGCGGCGGGAGACCTTACGGGCGATGTTGCCGCATCCTGCACGGTTCCGGGCGTTGCCGGGAACGGATATTTGCCGGGGCAGCTTACAACGATTGTAAGGCCCATGACCTTTGTGGATTTGGCGGAAAACACTAACGAGACGTATGGCGGCGCGGACGCGGAAAGCGACGAGGACTATGCCGAAAGAATCCGGCTCGCCCCGAACGCCTTCTCCGTTGCCGGACCTATCAAGGCTTACATTTTTTATACGCAAAGCGTTTCCAGCGCGATCATTGACGTTTCCGTTGATTCGCCCACTCCGGGCGTTGTCAACGTCTACCCGCTATTGGAAGGCGGCGTGATTCCCGACCAAACGTTGCTCGACAAGGTTCTTGAGACTTTGAGCGACGAAGATGTTAGGCCGTTGACGGACGAAGTTCACGCGCTGCAAGCGACGGCGGTGCCCTACACGATAGAGGTCCATTACTTTATCAAGAATGCCGACAAAAACAAGGGAACGGCAATTCAAGCAGCAGTTTCGGAAGCCGTGGAAAATTACCGTCTTTGGCAGCAAGGAAAAATCGGGCGTGACATTGTACCCGCCGAACTTGTCCGTGCCGTAATGAATGCCGGGGCTTGCCGCATTAACAATACACAAGAGCATCCGTTTTATCCCGATGCGTTCCAAGAACTGACAAAAACGCAGGTCGCTCAATGCGATCCGGAAACAGACGTGACCGTTGTCTTTGACGGTTATGTAGAAGGGTAGCCCCATGACGGAAATCAAGGACGTTAAACTTTCGCTACTTATCCCGGAGAATCTTGTAAGGGATTCAAACGTCAAGGCTAGTGCCGATGCGCTGGACCCGTCATTGCAGGACGTTTCGAAAAAGGTAGATATTCCGTCCATATACATTCGGATAAATAGCCTTACATCGGAGCAGTTGGACCACATGGCGGCGGCGTGGGATGCGTCCGTGTGGCGGCAATCGTGGCCGTTGCAGATAAAGCGCAACGTCTTGAACAACGTCATTCTTGAGAAGCGCAAGCGTGGTACGCTCGGGGCAGTAAAGAAGGCTATCGAGACTATCGCTTCTTTTACCAGCCTAACGGAATGGTGGCAGGAAACCCCGAAGGGAACGCCCCACACGTTCAAGGTTATCGCTAGTTTGAACAACTACGAAGGCGTGCTTGAAAGCGACTTGCAGGAAGATTTGTTCGGGCTCATTGATGACGCGAAGCCCGTGCGATCCCATTACGATTTCATCTTGCAAAAACGCTATACGGGAGAAATCGGTGCCATCGGGCTTTACCGAAAACTTGCCTACGCCCGCGTGAAGGGCGTAGCAATGAATAGCGAAGAAACCAGCATGGGCCTTGGCATTGCTCCGGGTGTGCGCCCCGTAGTCATTCGAAATATTTTTGGAACCGCCGAATAATTGGAGGACCTTATGAACATAGTCTTGACAAATGCAGGATTGCAGGCACTTATCAATGCCGAACAGACGGGTACGGCTCCCGTCGTCATTTCTCAAATTGGATTAGGTAGCGGTCAATACACGGCGAACGCTTCGCAGTTCGCCCTGCAAAACGAAATCAAGCGGTTGCCCGTAATTTCGGGCGGTACGGACAACGACCATTCGATACACGTCGCGGTGCAGGACACGTCGTCGGATTCCTATTCGGTTTACGAGTTCGGCATTTTCCTTTCGGACGGAACCTTGTTTGCAGTCTATTCGCAGACGGGAACGCCCATCCTGCAAAAGACAATTTCTTCGGTAGCGCAATTCGAATGCGGCATCATACTCCAAGGCGTGAACGTACAAAGTATTTCTTTCGGTAACGTTACTTTTAGTTATCCGTATGCCACGCAAGAAAATGCGGGTATCGCTGAAATTGCCACGGATGCCGAAGCGCAGGCAGGAACGGACACTAACCGTATTATTACCCCTGCATCGTTGCAGGCCGTGACCGCAACGACTGAACGCAAGGGTGTTGCGGAAATAGCCACGACCGCAGAAGCGCAAGCGGGGAGCGACAACACCCGTATTATTACCCCAGCAAACTTGCAGCAGGTGACGGCAACCGAAACGCGCAAGGGCGTTGTCGAACTTGCAACCAACGCGGAAGCGCAAGCGGGTACGGACAACACCCGCGCTCTCACCCCTGCATCATTACAGGCCGTCACCGCGACGGAATCGCGAAACGGCATCGTGGAACTTGCGACCACCGCCGAAGCGCAAGGCGGCACGGAATCGAGCCATGTGCTCACCCCGGCGGCGTTGCAGACGGTGACGGCAACGCAATCGCGCAAGGGAATCGTCGAACTTGCCACGAATGCCGAAGCGCAAACCGGGACCGATGCAGAAAGGGTGCTCACCCCGGCATCAATGCAAGCCGTGACGGCCACGACAAGCCGCAAGGGTGTCGTTCAGTTGGCGACCGAAGCCGAAGCCAAAACGGGCACGAACACGGCGAAGGCCATTGTTCCGGCTACGTTGAACGCGGCACTTGACAACCGTTTCAACGGCGTTTCCATTGATTCCGAAGGCCGCGTCAACAACTTGGCCGGGGCCGAACCTTGGTCCGTTTTCCCGTCCGGGCGTTCCGTTGAAATGACCGCACGCGCTGGAGTTTGCCAAAAGACGCTTGCGAGATTTTCGAACAATACGGCGGCGGCGGTTTTCAACTTCTTCAAGTCAAGAGCATCTTCAATTCGCAGGAACGGGGCCGTGCTTCCCGGCGATACCGTTGGGCAGGTCGATTTCATTGTAGATAATGGAAAGATGAACTACGATGCGGGAACGCAAGGGGCCCGTGTCGGATTGCTGCAAGTCGAAGTCAATGACGATTCCTCTATTACAAGTTCCGGGAATACGAACACGGCCATAAAGGGCATTTGTCGCCTTTATGCAATGAACGACGGATCGGACACGGTTGGTCAAGGACTTAACGTCACTTATGAAGCCTGTTATCCAAGCAAGAACAACGCGCTTTCGAGCGGTACGACTACGCACCGATGGAAAGCCGTATATGCCGTGAACGGTACTATACAGACTTCGGACGAAAACTTGAAGGAAGAAATCGGGGAAATCCCCGAAGCCGTTTTCAAGGCTTGGGAAAATGTGAAGTTTATTCAATACAAATTCAAGGATGCCGTCAAGGAAAAGGGAGAAAAGGCCCGTTACCATATAGGGCTTATCGCTCAAAGGATCGTGGCGGCATTCAAGGCGGAAGGCTTGGACGCTTTCGCGTATGGCCTTGTATGCCGTGACGCGCTGCAAGACGGCGGCGAAATTCTATCTTTGAGATACGACGAATGCCTAGCCCTCGAATGCGCATACGAGCGCAACCGCTTTGACGAAATTTTGATTAAATTAAAGGGTGGAGATAACTAAAATGTACGCAAGCATTATCGTTACAGATGCAGGCATCGAGGAAGTAATCAATGCCGAACGCAACGGGACCGCACCCGTCGTGCTAACGCAGGTCGGCTTAGGCACGGGACAGTACACGCCCACCCACGACCAAACCGCATTGCAGAACGAGTTCAAGCGTTTACCAGCGAACGCGCTTTCGGGCGGCAACGTTGGCGACAACGTTATCTACATCAACGCCCGCGACATTTCGAGCGATGCCTATACGTTGTTCGAGTTCGGCGTTTACACCGCAAGCGGTACGCTCTTTGCGGTATGCTCGCAGAACGTGCCGATCTTGCAGAAGGCGGCTGGGGCTCAAGCATACCTTGACATCGAATTTCTACTTACGAACGTGAACCCGGCAAGCGTCACGCTTGGCGACACGAATTTCTTCAACCCGCCCGCGACAACCGAAACTCCGGGTGTCGTGGAACTTGCTACGGCGGCGGAAACGGAAGCGGGCGCGGTTGCTGACAAGGCCGTGACACCCGCCGGACTTCTTGAGCGCACGGCGACAAACGCCCGCGTGGGCCTTGTGCAGTTGGCCACCGACGAGGAAGCCCGCGCCGGGTCCAGCACGACGAAGGCGATAACGCCCGAAACGTTGGCCGCGACATTCCAAAACATCCATGATGATTACGGCTTTCAGAAGATGCCGAACGGGATGATGATCCAATGGGGAAAGGGTATAGTCTATCATTCATCACCGCAGGATATTCTTTTCCCGACAACATTCCCGAACAAATGCACCAATATTTCTGTAACTCCAATAGATTCCCCTGCAAGCGTAAGGGTTGACAATTTTACGTCCGGGCATTTCAAGGCCGTGCATGACATGGACGGCAAAGTAAACGTCTTTTGGCTTGCAATAGGTTACTAGGAGGTTGATATATGGCTTTTTACTATAATGCCAATTCGAACGCATTCTTCGATACCGATGTTTTCCCGGTTGCCAATTTGCCTGCAAATTCAGTACAAGTAAGCGAAACTACGTACAAAGATTTGTTGTCACGACAAAATAACGGATATTTCATTTCACCCGACAATTCGGGAAATCCCGTTTACGCTTTTTATATCGAGGACCCGGCATCCGACATTCTGCACGCCGCCGTATTGGCGACTTCAAGCACTCCGGGACACGTGAAGATCGCGGGGACTTCATCACTTATGTCTACGTCGGCCATAGGCATACAAGCCGACGGCACGCTTGGTATTACGGGCTATGGTATAAGCGAGGACGAACTTGCAAACCAAGCCGTAACCACCTCGAAGATTAAGGACTACAACGTTACAAATCGAAAAATGGCGATTGATTCCGTAGGCACTTTGAATATAATTGACGCCAACGTTACTACGCCAAAAATTGCAGACGGGGCCGTAACCGAAGAGAAGTTGGATTCCGTAAAGGAACTCGAAGCGGACGAAAGCACGTTGACGATGACGGAAACTTCGAACAAAGTTACGTTTTCCGTCAAGGCGGGCGGCATTACGGCGAATGAACTCGCGACGGATGCCGTGGAAACCGCGAAGATAAAAGACCTCAACGTAACAACCGGGAAGATTGCGAATCATGCGGTCACAAAGGACAAACTAGCTTCGTCCGTGATACCTTCCGTTCTTGTATTTAACCATCATTACGGAACTAGGCACTGGTATCCTTCGGACAATTATTTTATAATTGCCGATTTTCCGGCGGATGCTGGAATGATTTTCGATTTTACGTTCAGATATGATACAGAAGTAGCAAATGCTTCGCCCGGTGATTTATGGTGTGTTGATCTAGTTGTAAAGACAGGGCTTACTTATAATGGCGCAGTAGAGAATGCTAGACATCGAATTTTTTTCAAGAATGGCGACCGACAATCGATCCGTTTTACGTTCAACGGGCTCGGTTCGGGGAGTATCTATTTGGTCGCAGAGCGTCAAACAATTCATCCGTCTTGGGATCCGGCAGATTTTAGCATAAATGAAGTTTATCTTTCCGGGATTAAAATTTTCGGAAATTAAAGGGGTGAAATCATGGCCGTATTGAAGGCGAACAATAGCATCTTGAGGGCGAACGGGAAAATCCTCGTACATCCCGAAACGCCCGGAAATACCGTCGTTATCGGTGGCCGTACTTATCCGACCGTGCAAATCGGCTCTCAAGTATGGCTTGCGGAAAACTTGGATTTAAAGGCGGCGGGGATTGACATTAATCCGGCGGGTGAGCCCGCTACTCCGGCAGCATGGTATTACGACAGGGATGAAGAAACCTATGGAGAAAATGGCAATAAGTATGGCCTTCTTTATAATTGGTATGCGGCAAAACTTCTCGAAGACAACAAGGCTACACTTTTTCCCGGATGGCACGTCCCGACTTTAGCCGATTTTACAACACTTACTCAATCATGCGGCGGGGGTTCCGTCGCGGGCGGCAAATTAAAGTCTACGACCGGATGGAGAAATAATGGAAATGGCACCGACGAATTTGGATTTGCTGGTTATCCGGCTGGCTATTATGATTCCAATTATTCGAGATTTAGAGCCGTTGGCTCCCAAACGTGGTACACGAATATTGATATAGATAGCTTATATTCATCCCGTGGATTGGTTTATGATGGAAACAATTTTCCGAACATGGGCCAACATACGAAGATTGGACTTTCACTTCGGCTAGTGAAGGATTCGTAATTTTTCTTTGGAGGTAATACACATGGCTTTGAACAAAGTATTGGGTTCTTTCAAACCCGACAACCTTTTTGCGGCAAACCAAGAACTACCCGCCGTGACGGATTCTATTGAAATCGCGGCGGGACAATTTCTCAAGCGCGGTTCGCTTGTCAACAAGGACGGTGTTCTTGTTTCCGCAACTGACACGGCCGTTTACGCGGTACTTGCGAGGGATTGCGACACCACGGACGGCGCAAGCGAAGCTCCCGTGTATCTTACGGGCGAGTTCAACACCGACGCGGTGAAGGTGAACGATAACGTGGACAATATGTTCTCGGTTTGCGTTTTCGCAAGAAAGGCCGGAATCTTCTTGAAGCCCCATGCAAAGATGCCGCCCGTCGCGCCGATGACCTTGCGTTTCAAGTTTTCCAAGGAGGGCTATAATCCCGTTACGGCTGGGGTTGGCTCTAGCGGAACTTGGAAACAAGTTTTGTCAAGCCCGAATATTTGGGATTGGACAAAAGAGGAACCGTTGTGGTGGAATGCGTTTACGAATCGTTTAAATGATATTGATAACGAAGTAACTATAATTGATGCTGGCGATACAAGTAGCGTAACGACAGTGAGCAATATGTTCTATAATTCCTCTAGTTTAAAATCGGTTACTTTGTTTGATACAAGCAGTGTAACATCCTTTGGTGGCATGTTTAAAGGTTGTTCCGCTCTGGAATCGGTTCCTTTGTTTGATACAAGCAAAGGATCTACCTTTAATTCCATGTTTGAAAATTGTTCCGCTTTGAAATCAATTCCTCTATTTGATACAAACAGTGCAACTCAAGTTCGCCTAATGTTTAAAAATTGTCGAAAAGTCGAAAGCGGCGCAAAAGCACTTTATGACAACTTGGTGCTTCGTGGAATTAGCAATGCCAATCATAATGAATGCTTCACTAATTGCGGTATTGACACGCCGACGGGATCGGCTGAACTAGCGCAGATTCCTTCTAGCTGGGGAGGGCTTGGAGAATGGCCGTATTGAAGGCGAACGGAAGCATCTTGAAAGCTAACGGGAAAATTCTTGTACATCCCGAAACTCCCTGAAATACCGTAGTTATCGGTGGCCGTACTTATCCGACCGTGCAGATCGGTTCTCAAGTATGGCTTGCGGAAAACTTGGACCTAAAGGCGCAGGGAATAGACATTAATCCGGCGGGTGCGCCCGCTACTCCGGCGGCGTGGTATTACGACAGGAATGAATCTACCTATGGCGAAAATGGCAATAAGTATGGCCTTCTTTATAATTGGTATGCCGCAAAACTTCTCGACGACAACAAGGCTACACTTTTCCCCGGATGGCACGTCCCGACCCTTGCCGATTTTGAAACCCTTACTACGTCATGCGGTGGCGGTTCCGTCGCGGGCGGAAAATTAAAGTCTACGACCGGATGGAAGGATAATGGTAATGGCACAGATGAATTTGGATTTGCGGCTTATCCGGCGGGCTATTATGATGCCAATACACCAAAGTTTCGTAGCGTGGGCGGCATGAGTAATTTCATGAATATTGACATAAATGACCGTGGATATTCCCGTAGCATCTTATATTATAGTAGCAATTTTTGGGCGGGGGGCCAAAATCCGAAGATTGGACTTTCACTTCGGCTAGTGAAGGATTCCTAATAAATTAAACGAAAGTCGGTGATTTCTTGGAGGGTCTTTTCATCCTCTTTGGATATACGGTCGTTATCTTGTTCTTGACGATTGACGACCGGGCCAACGGATCAAGACAGTTCAACACCGGGGGCGGCAAGTTAAGCCCCTTGAGCGGGTCATTATCCATTGCGGCGGCGTGGATATGGGCACCCGCCCTTTTCGTAAGTTCGGAGCGGGGCTACCTCTACGGCTGGCAGGGGCTGGCATGGTTCATAGTCCCGAACGTCCTTTGCCTTCTATTGTTCGCGCCGTTCGCGGAAAGGGTAAGGCGCATTTTCCCGGCGGGTGTCACCTTGTCCGGGTTCATGGAATCGCGCTACAAGTCCCGCGCCGTGGGCAACGTTTACCGCTTTCAGTTGGGGGCCTTGGCGGTATTCTCGACCGGGGTGCAGTTGCTCGCGGGCGGCAAGGTACTTTCGGCGGTGACGGGAGTTCCCTTTTGGCTCATGACCTTTATCTTGTCCATGATAGCGTTTTCCTATTCGCAACGGGCGGGGATAGTATCGAGCGTAAAGACAAACGCCGTACAGATGATTCTAATGCTATTCGTGGCCGTCCTAGCCTTTATCTTTACCTTCACCCTAGAAGGTCCCGGAACGGCCCTAGACGGGCTTGCTGGCGTGTCCAGCGTGGGCGCGTGGGAACTTGCCCTTGCATTCGGCATACCGAACGCGATAGGGCTAATTAGCGGCCCGTTCGGGGACCAAAGTTTTTGGCAGCGGGCATTCTCGATAGAAAGGAAGTACGTCCTCAAGTCTTTCGTGTTCGGGGCGATGCTCTTTGCGGTGGTCCCTTTGTCAATGGGAATTGTTGGAATAGTCGCGGGCGGCAGCGGGTACGCCGCGAGCGATGCCGCATTCGTGAACCTCGAATTTATACAAAGTTTTTTCCCGCCATGGTTCATGGCCCTATTCCTAGTAATGATCTTGAGCGGCCTTTTGTCCACGGTGGACAGTAACCTTTGTTCGGTCGCGTCGCTGGCTTCGGATTTCCGGGTAGAACTCAAGACGGCGAAGTTCTCGATGCTCGTATTGTTGGCCTTGGGAATCGCGGTGGCGAACATTCCGGGCATCACCGTGACGGGCCTATTCCTTTTTTACGGCACATTGCGGGCTTCGACCTTGTTTGTAACCTTGCTTACCTTGTCGGGAAAGCGGCTCGCTGCAAGGGGTGTTTTTTACGGCGTTGTGTTGTCGGTTGTTGTCGGGTTGCCTGTTTTCGCATTTGGAAGCGTTGCGGATATTCCCGAAATGAAGGTGCTCGGCTCCGTTCTTTCGGTCGGTATTTCGGGGGCATTCGCCTTAATCTATACGAAGGGAAAGATGACAAATGAAGATTACGAAAGTAAACATTGACACGCTCAAAAGCCCGAAAAAGAACGTAAGGAAGCACAACGAAAAACAGATAAAGGAACTCGCCCGGAGCATCGAGAAGTTCGGGCAAATCCGCCCGGTGGTCATCGACGAAAAGAACGTGGTGTATTGCGGGAACGGCCTTGTGGAAGCCGCGAAGGTTGCGGGCTGGAAGCAGGTAGAGGTCTTGAGAAAAACGGGCATGAGCGAAGCGGACAAGAAGAAACTCATGATTGCGGACAACCGCATCTATACGCTCGGCTTCGACGACTTCGAGAACATAAACGCCATACTCGAAGAAATAGGTGACTTCGACATTCCGGGTTTCGACACCGAAACGCTGGAAGCCATGTTCGGCGACATTGACGAAGAAATCGAATCGTTTGGGGTGCTAGACGATACGGAAAAGAGGGAAGCGCAGGAAGCGTCAAGGCAAGAGGAATACGGGCAGGGGAACTATTCGGAAAGCCCTACAAGTTCGGACGGCCCGGACAACGTAAAGGACGATATAAACACGGCGGTCGAAGATTCCACAACCGACGGCGGCGAACTTGTGTGCCCCAAGTGCGGGCACGTGATACGATGATAGTCAAGCGCGTTTCCGAAATCGACGTGGTGACGGCTGCAAAGATTAGGATCAAGAACATTTTCTCGAACGGGGTACCCGTGAACCTCGCATTTTCGGGGGGCAAGGATTCGCTTTGCTTGGCGGGAATTGTCGAGGAACTGATACAGGCGGGGGAGATCGACCCGGCAATGCTTACGGTTCAGTTCATCGACGAGGAAGCCATTTTCCCCTGCATCGAGAAGATGGTAAAGAAGTGGCGTTTGCGGTTCTTGGCCATGGGCGCAAAGTTCGAATGGTACGCGCTCGAAGTCAAGCATTATTCTTGCTTGAACTCCCTCCAAAACGACGAAAGTTTTATTTGCTGGGATTCCACGAAAAAGGCCGTATGGATTCGGCAACCGCCGAAGTTCGCGATTAGGCAGCACCCGGCGCACCGTGGACCGAAAGAGACTTACCAGCAATTTTTCGAGCGGCGCAACAAGGGGGCCATAGCCATTACGGGCGTGCGCATCTACGAGAGCATACAACGTAAGAAGAACTTCGCCGTGAAGTACACAAAGACACGGCTCGAACCGCTTTACGATTGGACCGACAAGGACGTTTGGCTATACCTAAAAATTCGACAAATAGAAATTCCGATGATTTACCTTTACTTGTACCAATCCGGGCGGGGAGTGAACCGCTTGCGCGTATCGCAATTTTTCAGCATCGACACTGTTTCGAGCCTTGTCAAGATGAACGAATTTTACCCCGGCCTTATGGAGCGAATACAGGCCCGCGAGGAAAATGCGTACCTTGTCGCGCTCTATTGGGATTCCGAAATGTTCGGGCGCACCACGCGCACACGCGCACAAAACGAGGAAAAAAAGGACTACCGAAAACTCTGTTATGAATTGCTACGGAATCCGGGCGACAGGTTCGCCACGAAAAGCAAGCAGAAAACTTTCGAGACTTACAGGCGGCAATTCTTGAAGTGGGAATTTGCCTTCGATGACAAACTTTATAAAAGGTTTTATGAGGGCCTTTTGGCGGGTGATCCGAAGGGCCGGACCATAAGGGCGATAATAAACCATGCCGCCATGCTTGCGGCACAAAGGAAGTGACTTTTTGAACAAGTTGAGATACCCGCTTTCTACATTGCAATGGGTCCCACGCGAAGCGTTGCGGGCCAACGACTACAACCCGAACAAGGTAAGCAAGGAAAACTTGAAGCTCTTGGAACAAAGCATCTTGTCGAACGGCTGGACGCTCCCCATCGTGGCGAAGCCGGACGGCACGATCATTGACGGATTTCATCGGTGGACCGTTGCGGGGCGGGAGCCTTTGCGATCCATGCTTAACGGCATGGTCCCCGTTGTGCGCGTGGCGCACGATAACAAGGCCGGGGACATATTCGGGACGGTCACGCACAACCGGGCCCGTGGCGTTCACTTGCTGGAGCCGATGAAAAAGATTGTGCAGGAACTATTGGCCGAAGGCAAGAGCATCGAGGAAATAGGCAAGCAAATGGGAATGAAGCCCGAAGAAGTGTTCCGGCTTTCTGACTTTTCCCGCGACGATTTTTTAGATTTGATGACGAGGGGCACGAAGGATTTTTCCCGTGCCGAAATTATCAAGGACGTGTAACGCTCAATAGCAGGAAACAAAATGAAAGTCAAGAACATCCTAATCGACACGGCGGACAGACGGAACGAAATTTGCGTTTGTCCCCTCGGCAACAGATACTATCGGCTTGCAGCCGATACGCTCATTCGAATCGTAACCGATGAAGGCGACTTTGTTTTTTCTTTCGATGCCGGATTCGTGACGAACTTTCGGAGCGGTGCGATTTTCATTGATTACTTTATCGACCAACTCGGCAACCGTTTGCTGCAAGTGGCCTACCTTTGCCACGATGCGGCATACACGCCTTGCGCTGCCTTGAAGATGGAGCACCCCGTTTCACGAAAACTTGCGGACGAACTTTTGCGGGCCGTGATTATATATGCCGGAATGAGCACGTTCAAGGCTTCGCTTGTATATAATTCCGTCCGCTTGTTCGGGAAATCCGCCTACGATGATGACGACGAACTGACCGAAAAAAATTCAAGACTATTTACTTTCGAATGGAGTGCTAAAAATGGCTAAAAAGATTGTCATTGATGCAGGGCACGGCGGCAGGGACCCCGGCGCAAAGAACGGCACGTACAAGGAAAAACAAGCGGCCCTCGGAATCATTCTCGAATTGGGACTATTGCTTTACCGTGGCGGCTATGAAGTCTATTACACGCGCACAAACGACACCTACGTTTCGCTACCGGACCGATGCAGCATTTCGAACAAGGCGAAGGCGGATGCCTTTGTTTCCGTTCACTTGAACGCATCGACCGGAGCAAGGGCGGTAGGAATCGAGACGTGGCGTTATGTGACGGTAGGGACCAAGACAAGGCAACTTGCAGCAGCTATTCAAGAGAACCTAATCAATGCGACCGGGGCGAATAATCGCGGAGTGAAGGAAACAGATTCCCTTTACGTCCTCAAGCAGACGAAGGCCCCGGCGGTGCTCGTCGAATGCGGCTTCATTTCGAACGGCCCCGAATGCAGAAAACTTTTTACAACTGACTATCAACGAAAGATAGCCCAAGCCATTTACAGGGGCATCAAGGAGCAGGTAAAATAAGGATAACCCCCTTTCCTCCTCAAAGTTGGGAACAGTCCCCCGGATCATTCCGGGGGATTTTTCTATATTTGAAAACAACGTTAGTTGCTAACTATGTTCCGCATTGAGTAAGACCCAACTACACGGCGTGTCGCAATTTCGCAGATTGCGGCACGTTTTTTTATGTTGTGCCGTTTTTGTGCCGCTTCGGGGGCATTTCGAAACGCGAAATCCCGCCATGGCGGGATTGGCAAAGAATTGCTGGACAATATATTTGAATTGTGGTATAAAATAATTAAAACATTAGGAAAGACGCACAAACCCGCGCCGTTATTGGGTTCTTGGACCTACGAACATATAATAGTTTATATCTAATTGTATCGGGGAATATCCAATTAGTCCTAACGATGTGCCGTTTTTGTGCCGCTTTCCGTGATGATGATTTTTCCATGATTTAGGGGGCTTGACAAATGACAAAAGAAATGAAATCGAAAAAATATGCAGGTGTATTTTATAGGGAATTGGCGAACGGCGACCGCTCATATTTCTTGCGCTTGAGAATTGGAGGGAAGATAAAGAGGTTCGCAATAGGCAAGAAGTCCGAAGGCGTGACCGAAGCGTTCTGCAATCAAGAGAAGATCCGCATCGTGAACGAATCGAAGTTCGGCAAGGGTGTTGCGGCGGACCTGCAAAGGATTTCGAAGGTGCTGCCTTCTTTCGTTGACATGGTTGATTTCTACATACAAACTTCGCAATGCGCGGAAGGCACAAAAAGGGAAGTTCGCTATTTGAAGAATGAGCCTATCGCAGAAATACCGAACCCGACACGATACGACATCCAGCAATTTCTTTTGAGCGAACTTTCACGGATAAAGCCGGGAACGGTGAACCTCAAGATGAAGCGAATCCGTGGAGTTTACCGCCATGCGATAGCGCACGGGTTCTACAATGGCGAGGACCCGACTTTCGGCATGAAGCCGTTCAAGGGAGAGGAAGCGAGACGGCGGGCCCTTTCCCTTGAAGAAACAGTTACCTTGCTCGAAGCGTTCAAGAACAAGCCACGGCACTATCTTTTCTTGAAGATAGCGTTATGCACGGGGGCGCGTTCCGGGTCCATCCTGCGCATCCATAGGGACGACATAAGGGACGACGGGCGCGTTATCCTTTTCAATGAAAAGACGGACCAGCAATATATCGGGTTCCTCGACATGGAAACGCTCGACCTTGTACGTAACAAGAAGGGCTATATATTGGCACGTCGCGGAGAGGAAGATGCCCCGGCGAAGCGGTACGGGATTTGCGGCACGATCCAACTGATGATGGATAAACTATTCAACAAGCCGGGAACGCGAGACCTTGACCGCGTTGTGATACACACGTTGCGGCACTCGGTCGCTACGCAGATGGTGCAAAAGGGCGTTCCCCTTGAGATCATAAGCAAGACGCTCGACCATGCGAGCCTGCAAACAACGGTCAAGTTCTACGCGAAGATTTCGCCGGAAATGGTGAGAGAATCCGTAAAGAACATTTGGGAATAAGAAAAGCCCCGGCTGGAAGGAGAAACAACCAGCCGGGGCAACCCTCATTGGAAGGTTATGATTTCGGATTGGACGTTGAAATCAAGAGTAAATATATAAACAAGTTTCGCCAAGTTCAAGTGCCATTCTACATAATTTTTCAAATTATCCAATCAATTTAATTGCATACAAATTATCCCAATGGTATTCTATTCCTACGAAAGCGTGTTCTGTTTGTGTTTCCAAATACGAATCATAAAGGGGATTGAGATGGATGGAAAAGAACTACTTGACGGCGAAAGAAGCGGCAGTCTATACAGGAATTTCTCATTCTCATTTGGCGAAGTTGCGGACCAGCGGCAGGGGTTGCCCTTTTGTCCGAATTGGCGAAAGCCCGACGAAGGCCCTAATACGCTATCGTAAAGAGGACCTAGACGAATGGCTTGCGGGTAATACAGTAAGGACCAACAGGGGGCTATGATATGCGGACAACGTTACGGAATGCGCGGCGGACCGCTGGATTCAGTCAAGGCAGACTTGCGGCGAAGGTAGGGGTGACGCAGCAGGCTTTATCGAAGCACGAACGGGCAACCTCGGCCCCCGGTCATTTCTCGACCATAAGGCAATACGAGAAAGCGCTGAACGTGCCCGCAGAACATCTTTTCCCGGACATTTTCAATTCGTGATAATTTTTTTGGAATTTTATGCCCGACCTATTGACGGGCGGTCGAAATAATCTATATTTCAAGCACCACCTGCCACAAAATTGATACAGATTTTCGAACTCCCGGTTGTCTTTATGGTTTTGTGGCCGTAAGGGTGGTGCCAACCGGGAGTTCTTTTTATTTTCCCCGCTCCGCCCGAATCTTGCACGGCGGCGCGGACCCGAACCGCCGCTTCCACGTGGCGCAAGACGTGGGCAAATGGAAGCGGAAGGCGGCGCAGCGACCTTGCCATGTTGCGTACAAATTAAGGCAAGGAAGGGACGTTGAAAGGACAACGGCGGCAACGCCGATGTTTTCCGGCCTAGACATAGAAACCTAGGGCACCGCTGGAACCAATCAAGGCGGCGCGAAATGGGCGAGCGAGCAGAAGGAATGGCAGCGATGCGCGGACTTTTCTGCACACCTTGAACCGGGGTGAGAAACGGCAATCGCAGGGCGTGACCGCTCCTGTGCATTCCTACCCATGTTCAAAAAGCACCCTCGGAAGTTACCGCCACGATTCCCACCGCCCTTGCGTGGTGCTGGCTTTTCAATGTTTGTGCGTGATGCTTAAAGGTACACGCCGGAAATAAAGACCGCGACCGACCGGGTGTTTATTTTGTCCGTCCTCCGTAAGGGCGGAGTGTTCCCGCTCCCTTCCCAAGTGTTTATTTTATTTAGAATGTATAGTAAGCAGATAAAAGGAAAATTTTTGTTTATTGTTTGCACAAGTGCAAATAAATTTCTATATTTGAAAATAAAAAAACGGAGATTGAAAAATGGCTATCGGACAAAGTAACGAACGACTTGCAGCGGTAAAAAAGCACTATCCCGATGATGCGCTCTTGATTGCGGCGTGTGACCACCTTTTTAATTTGTTCGACAAGGAAGATGACCTCAAGCGCGAAATCAAGGTGAGCAACGGGGCTTGGGTACATTTCTTGCAGGGCAAGAGTCGCCAAGGGGTGCGGCTGGCAATCATCCACCGTGCAGCAAGAACGGCCATTCATGACTGTTTGCTTGGCCGTTAATGTAAAAAGACATAAACAAGATTATGTTTTTGAACGAAAAACGGCAATTTCTGAAAATTCTTGAAAAAGTTTTGTTTAACCTATTGACGGGCGGGTTTTAAAATTCTATATATAGAAATGTGAGCGGGAACGACCCCGCCACGAAAAACAAGAGGTAACAAAATGAAATTGGAAACTTTCAAGAACAATCACCCGGCGGCATTTCTTCTTTGCGCTGATAACGTTGATATGCGTTATATTTCTCCCGTAACAATCGAGATTCTCGAAGAACTCGCGATGTTCGGTTATTGCCGTCCGTGCAAGTGCAAGGGTCATGGCCGTTGGTCAAAGAATGATGATCGAACGGCAGTAATCGAAATCCTTCTCGCGGAAGGCAAGACCGATTATGTAAAGATTAACGATGCGCCGCGCGGAAGCGATACGGGCAATGTTATTATCCTCGCTGGTAAAAATTCTTTTGGGTCTTGCTGGAGCAGAACTATTGCGGACGATGGCGAATATATGCTGCATTATGCCGGGCAATATCTTGTTACAGAGCCGCGCAAAGAAAAGAACATTGCCATGTCAATCGTCGAAAAAATAAACGAAATGATTGGTGCATAATTGCGGCCCTAGACAAGCCCGCCAGCCGGGGGCGTTCCCCGGCAACTTTTTTACTCAAGAGGAACTGAAAATGTGCGTGGATGATTACGAATTTTGGAATCAAAAAAAAGTGAACAACGCCCGCGAACGAAACGAAGCCCTTGACGCTGCCATATATGCTCGGAAAGGCATTGAAGTAGCCCGGACCTGCATTCCCGAAGATACCGCCGAATACGTTATTCTTGCCTTCTATCCGGGTGAAAATGATTTCGAGGTGTTGGGAGTAGGCACGAAGGCTTTCGGCTTTGAGACGGCCCTCAAGATGGACCGTAATGTGACAATTTGTTTCGTGTGAGGTAAGCAATGAAAAAGTAAAAAAATTGAGTGCGGACGAAGTGCCACAGGTTGTGCGGATACCGTTTGGCAGAGGTGGTGCCCATCCAAGTTAAGAAACGCTCCTAGACACGGCTTCGGGCCGTTGATGTCATGATCGATTGGGTCGCACTCTTTTTTTTACTTTAGTGAGGTTATATGAAAAATAGCGTAGAAAACAAGGACAAGGGTATCTTGATTCGCTCCGAAGGTTTCCAAGTCGAAATCCAGCCGGACGACAAGGGCGGAGTGGTGATATTCTTTTTCGGCACCGTCCCGCGACGGCTCAAGTACGTCATCGAGAAACACAAGAATTTATTCGTAAATACGAGCATTGCGAGGACGCTTGTCTGTAACGAGATTTCTAGTTTGTGAGTAATCGGTGGCGGCGGGTTTTTCGTTACCTCTTAAAACGCACCTCTTGTTTTACCGCCGTCACCTCCCTTTTTCCAGCGTCCCTCCTATGCGCTGGACCTCCCGCCCCGGAATCGGTTCAAATTCTCCTTCTTTCCGATTTCCGGGGCCTTTTTTGTGCCCGTTTTTGCGTTTCTTAAATGTAAAATTCGTTTAACTAAATACCAAAATTTGAGCAAAAACGGCACTTTTTGAAAAATTTTTAAAAAAGTTTGTTTAACCTATTGACGGGCTAAAATAAAATTCTATATATAGAAATGTGAGGGCGATAAAGCCCCACAAAAAACAAGAGGTAACAAAATGAAAGCAATGGAATATCGAGTATTTCGCAACGGAGAACCACAAAACTCGGTGACTGAACCTTACTGCGGAGAATTTAGAAGCGCTTTCTCTCACATGTTCCCGAATTTCAAAATGATCACGGCTACCGAAAACCACATCGAAGCCCATTGCGTGATGGACGGAAATTATTTCGAAATCGTAGCCACTAACACAAACATCTAACAAGGGGGCGGATCATGACGCGTGAAGAATTTATCGAGATTTCCAAGACGGCACTCGCCCCGGCCTTGAAGGGGCGGCGGCGGGCGGGCGGGACCGTGAAAATCTTTTATAGCAAGGGCGGGCCGTCCTGCATTATCCCGGAGGACGTGTTCGGCTTCCAGCCGGGGGACACTTGCGAAGCCAAGCGGCAGGAACGGCTGGCCGGAATTTTCTTTGACTTGACAACCAACCAAAACAAAGAGGTAACAAAATGAGTACAAACAAACAGGAACAGAAATTTGACTGCCTTGCGGTCACTCACGTCGAAGTCTTTCCCTTCAATGAAGGCCCAAGCATGGGACACATGAAAGGGCTTGCAACCGTTGTCTTGAATGACCAACTGCACATTCGCGGGCTTCGTATCATGGACGGCGAGAACGGCCTTTTTGTAGGCTACCCGGTCGATCCTTTCAATAAGGGCGAAGAATTCCGTTATGCGGTGGCACCGATGGCGCGGGAACTCCGCGAACACATCGAAAATTGCGTCCTTGAGAAATACCAACAGGTCACGGGGTAATTAATGGGTTTCGGCCATGAACGAACGATTGGCCGATGGGCAGTGGCATCTATGTCAAGTATTATGCGGTGCCGCTTGCCCTCGTCACGGCATGTTTTTTGGATTATGTTTTTCATGCCGTGACGATAATTTTTTTTAAAACAAGGTAGAATATATGACGAAAAAGGATTCTGTCGTAAATGCCGCTTTGATTTCCGCCGCCGTTGCGATACTTGTAGGCGGTTTGCTTATAAACTTGTTCGGGGGATTGTGATGCTCTTGGTAGCTTGTCTTATTGGTGCTTTTTGTTCCACGATCAACTTCTTCATTGGCCATTGCTTCGGATATCGAAAGGCTGTTAGAGACCTTACGGAAAAGGACTTGGACAAATGAAAGAGTACGTGGTGGTGATCCTATGCACCGTTGTCGTTTTGGTTGCAGTATTCCATGACGTAATCATTGACGAAATTGTTTCCTTGCTGTTTTCTGTTGACCTGTCTATTGCGTTTTATACAGGGATTGCTTTCATGTTGTTTCTCGGCGTGACCCTATTCATCCGGGCGGTGTGGTTGCTTGTGCGTTCGCTTTTGGACTGCATGGACACTGATATTTTTTAACAAGGTAAAATCATGGCGAATAAATCTTGCAACGAAATTTCGAAAATATTGAACAGGATTCAAGGTCACGACACCTACACCGTGATTAGTGACTTTTTCGAGATTTCCGCTATCGCCGTGCTGAATAACGTAGATTATAGCAAAGAGCGGGATTCCTACGAACAACGTTATTTTTCGATTGTCAAGAAATACAAAAAGGAAGATTTGAAAGTATTCTGCGAAGCGTTGGGCGTGTTCATGGGGTGGATAAAGAAGGCAATGGACGGCGACATTCCGTTTCGCGATTTCGCGGGCGAAATCTACATGGATTCCGGCACCAGCAGCGACAAGGCCGGGCAATTCTTCACCCCTTACCATGTGTCGCATCTTATGGCCGAAGTCAACTTCGACAAGGACAAATTAAAGGCCGAAATCGCGGCGGACCCGGATCACGTTATTACTATCGCCGAACCAACTTGCGGAGCAGGCGGTCTTATCGTCGCGGCAATTGACGTTCTTAGAGACGCTGGCATAAATTACGCGTGGAACGCCTTCGTGGATTGCGGCGACATTGATTCGCGGTGCGTACACATGACCTATCTTACCTTGTCATTGCTGGGTGTTCCCGCGGTTGTGCGAAAGGGTGACGCGCTGGCTCTTGACTACTCCGAAACGTGGTACACGCCCGCGTATATCTTCGCTTGGCCGCACTTCAAGAGCCGCTTGCATGGCGGAAGATACCCGGCAACACCAACGGTGCAGGAAGTCAAGCAAGAGCCGCAAGCGGCCCCGGTCGTTAAAGTGCAGCAAGATGTAGCGGAACCTGCACCCGTTGCGGATGCAGACGGTCAATATTCTCTTTTTTAATAGGATTATAGACAAATGAAATACGGTTATTGCTGGCTTTGTGAATTAACGAAAAAAGTAAAGCGAGTCAACGTTGACGGAAAAATGCGCTGGCTTTGCAAAAAATGTGAAATTATAAATTCAGAAATTAAAAAGGAAGAGGTCATAAAATGAGAACTCAAGCGAAAAAAGGCGACACTATCCGAATTATCGAAATGAAGGGCGAACCCCGCTATACCGGGAAAATTGGCACTGTGGAACACGTTGATAGTATCGGACAGATTCACGTCACTTGGGGCGGGTGCGCTATCCAGCCGGAGCGGGACACTTACGAAATCTTGCAATACGCATGAGGTAGTTTGTATGAGCAAGTTTGAAGAAATTTATAAAAAGGTTCTTGATGCTGATAAGAAGTTTAAAGAACTAGGCATCCCTATAAATCTTGATTTTAAGATTGAAGATTTTTGCGATGCGCTAATTGAATGCAACGATAAAATCGAGGAACTGAAATCTATAAGAAAAAGATTAGAAGATGCAAACGAAAAACTTGAAAAACGAAATGATGAAATTTATTGCGAATGGAAAAATTTGTTTGAAAAATATTCGCAATTCAAAAAAGAATTGGATGCAAAAAATCGGACCTTGTTTCTATCCCGTTTTGAAAGAAATAAATTCTTGGCGAGCGTTACGCATTGCCAAGGATCTATGAATTGGAGAAATGAAAAGTTGCAAGCAAAATTGTTTAAGCGTGCTGCAAAACTCTTGCAGGCATCTGAAAAATGCAAAGACTATGCGGAGAAATTATAGAAATGGAAAAAATCTTCCCGACTATACTAATGGTTTTAGACTTCTTCGCCGCCGTGACGTATGTGGCAAAGGGTGACTTTAAGATGTTCGTCTATTGGGTTGCCGCTGGGACGATAACCTTGTCTGTAACTTGGCTATAAAGGAATAACAAATGACAGCACATTCAGATTTGCGCCGGGAAAAGGCTAGACAGATTTCTAAAGAAATGGGAATTTCCGTTAGACAGGCTTATCGCAAGTTGAGGAACGTTTCTGTAAGTGAAGAAAACGAAAACTTTGACTACGATGCAGAAACACCGAAGGGGGCGTGGGTATGAACAAAGCGCAACAGAAAGGAATAACAAATGAAAAAGTACGAACAGATTAAAGTAAAGTATCGCGAAAAGGCTTTCCCGATTATAGATGAAAGGACGTTCGACGAAGCAGTGAACGAAATCCTTTTAGAAAACGCATACCTTCGGATGCTTGCGGCCCGTGCGCTTTCACGAATTTACAAAATGCGCTATTCGTTAGCATGGATCCAACACCCTTTTGAAAAGGGTGGAAAGAAAGAACGTTACGAAAAATGGATTGATAAATTTATTGATTTGTACAGAAAAGCAAAAAACGATTTTCAAAAGATGAAAGAACTAACAAAAGCGGAGAAAGACAAATGAAAAATCCCGCTAGACAACATCGGGCTGAAACGATGTGGATCAAGATTGCTCCATATCGTAATTCGCTAAAACATGATTGTCCGAAAAAAATACAGTTTATTTTGTACTTGAATAAATGGATAAATCCGTGGCACGCTTTACAGGACCTTGAAAAAGAAATACCTTTCAAGCGTAGGCAGGAATTGAAAAGGGCTATTGGTTTATAATGGATGTTAGGGAATTTCCATGGTATATAGAATGCACCGCTTGCGGCTATCGGAAATGGTGCAAGGAAGTTAAACGCGGATGGATTTGCCGCTCATGCGCAAGGATTGAAAATGAAAAACAAGATGAAAGAAAATAAGGACAAGGTAAACAAGTATGCGGCTTGCAGCAGGTGCGCGAACAACGGCTGCAAGTTCTGCCCGAAGTGTGACGGCTATTCCTATTGGAAACTACTTATCGAATGCCCCGTGACGTTCAACGAGAAGGCGAAAAAACAAAAGGAATACCAGCGCGAATACTACCAAAAGAACAAGGCGGAGATCCAAAAGAAACGCCGTGCGTATTTCGCGAAATACTATCACGAAGTAATCAAGAATAATCCGGATGCGGTCACGCTCAAGCGTGCGCGTTCGCTCAAGTATTATTACGACCACCACGACGAAATCCGTGCGAAGCGCAACGCCAAGAAAAAGGCGGACTTGCTGGACCCGGTGAAGGGTGCCAAGATGCGCGAGGATCACACGAATCATATGCGGGATTACAGACAAAAGAAAAAGGAATGTTCAACAATCAACCAAAAGGAGGTCATCATGGCTTGCGGAAGTAAGAAGTCCGGCGGCAAGAAACCGCCCAAGAAGTAAAGGGTAGCACGCCCGAAAAAAGGCCCGCCCGGATTTCTCCGGGCGGGTTTTTGTCGAAAGCGGCGGACAAGCGTTAAGATGCAGTTGCTGGGGAATCCGCTTCCATCGCGTGGTGTATCTACATCGGACAGAGCACGCGCCTTTACAACCTTTCGACAATTCAAAATATAGTAATTTATGCGAGGTTTACCGCGTCCGTTAAGTCCTCTTTCAGTACGTGGGAATAAACGGAAAGCGTAATCATCGGCGTGGAATGCCGCAAGAGCCGCTGGGTCGTGACTACGGATGCGCCGCCCCTCAAGAGGTTCGAAGCGAACGAATGGCGGAAGCGGTGACAGTTGGCGCGGCCTTCGTACTTTATCCCGGCCATGGCACACGCCTTCTTTACTTCCCGGTTGGTCGCCGTGTTCGTCACCCGGTCCGAAAACACGGCCCCGGAATCGGGCATTTGCTGCCCGTCCAAATAACGCCCGATTTCGGCGCGTAGTTTCGCCGATACGGGCACTTTTGCGAACTTCCCACCCTTACCCATTACCTTGATGAAATCGCCCTCGAAATCGCCCCAAGCGGCCTTTTGCGCTTCGAAGAATCGGAACCCTGCGTAAGCCATGATCGCGAAGCAGAAGCGGAACTCTTTATCTTGTTCGGAATCTAGGATTTTTGAGACTTGCTCCGGGGTCCAAAAAGATTTTTCCGTCTTGCGGATTATTGGATATTTTATACGTGAAAAAGGGTTTTCCGTCTTGAGGTCCCACGTCTTGAAAGCCCACTTGAAGAACAGTCGGCACACCTTCAATTTTTGCGCTATGGTGTTCGGCTTCAATCCCTTGTACCTGCATATAAATTCGTTCGCGAGGTCGAACGATAGTTCCGTCAACGTTTGCAGGCCCTTTTCTTCCGCGAACGCCACCAGCGGGCGGAGTTGGCTCTTGTAGTTAGTTATCGTCTTGCCGTCGCCCTTCGTCATTTCCGTGTCATCGAGGAACGCGAAGAACGCCTTCTGAAAGCCGGGGGCCTTCGCCCAATCGTTGCCGATTAGTTCGCCGTTCTTTTGCAGCAGTATTCGGTTGGCTTTGTTTCGGTTGTCAGTCTTGAGCGACTTGTATCGCGTGGCCTTCGCCTTCTGATCGTACCAGCGTAGATACCAAGTATTTATTCCCTTTGCCTTGTTCTTTTGTTCTATGTCGTACTTCATGCGGTGCCCCCATGAGTGAGCGTTTTTTTTATTGTTGTTCCGGCGTGTGCCCGGAATTTCGCATAAGCGAATCCACCTTTCCGATGATGATGTATAGCGACTTGTTAATTTCCTTCAATTCGGCATCCGTCTTTTCGAAGTGGTCGTTGCCTTCCTTGAGCCTTTTTTCGAGTTCCTTTACCTTGTTGTAAAGCCAAAAGACAAGCAGCATTGCCGGGTAGCCGATGACGTTCCCGATGTCGCCGAACGCTTGCGCGAAGATTGATGTCAAGTCCATTTTTTCCTCGGTTGATGTTTTCCTTGTCCTAAAGATAGATTATTTCGTCGAGAAAGTAACAGTTTACTTTGTTTACAAAATGAAAACCACAAAACATAGATAAAAAAATAGAAAATGTAGATAAACGCCTTGAAAAATCCTTTAAAATGGCGGGTAGAAATATATCATAATGTAATTAACAAGTGGCGAAAACCGGGGCCGCAGGACCGACGGAATCGTCCCGCCGTGGCTGGAAAGCGCAATTATGAACGTTTTGTTGGGGTTAATAAAATGTTATTTATGTAAAATTTGTTTAACTAAATCTCCGAATTTTGCGAAAAATCGGCATTTTTGAAAATTTTTGAGAAAAATTTATCCAACCTATTGACCGGGATCAAAGAAAATTCTATATATAGAAACGTGAGCGGGGCGGAACCCGCCACGAAACAAAAAGAGGTAACAAAATGGAATACAGAATTGTAAAAAACGAAGAGCATAACGGCTTGGAAATCTACTTCGGCGAAAAGCCGACCGAAGAAATCCGCGCCGCCCTCAAGGAAATCAAGTTCCGCTGGCATGGCGTGAAAAAGTGCTGGTATGGCAGGGCCGACCGCGAAACCGTGGAAAACATTCTTGGCGGCAAAATTTCCGAAAAGAACGGCGAACGCGCCGAAATCTTGAAAAAGTGCTATTGCGATGTTGTCGATGCTTACTTGGACCCGGAAGGCGGATTCAAGGGCAGCAATAGCGACGTTCCCTGCTACGAAGTTGCCCCGAAGATTCGCGAAATCTTGAAAAAGTGCGGAATCAAGGGCGTTACAATCTCGCAGAAACATTTTTCCGGCGGAATGGAAATCCGTGTAAAGGTAAAGGTCTTGGCTGGCGACATTCGCGAATACGAAGAAATCCGCGAACAGGTCGAGGATGCGAACTTTATCGGCGTATGCCGTAATAATTGGATGGTTGTTCCGAACGCCCCGGCTGGCGATGAACGTTATATGAAGTCGGAAGATTTCTTTAAGTGGGATGGAGAAAGGCAGCGTGAAGCACTTGCCTTTTGGGGCCGTCGCTGGTATGACCGCGCAAGGGCTGGCAAGTTCGGCAGCATTACCCGTGGCCATCAAGTCAATCAAAAGGACTATCCCCTTTTCACGGAAGGTTTCTTTGACCGCTGGAATGCAGTCACCCGCATCGTTAGCAGTTTCAACTACGACCGATCTAATAGCCAAGTAGATTACTTTGAAGTGAACTTCTATGAGGATTATGAAATTATCGCCGCATAGCGGCGGGCTCTTGTAAACCGGGTGCGCCCGGTGCCGTTATTGACACCGGGCCACTTGGCTTTTTTAAGGAATTTGAAAAATGCAGTTTAAAAATAACTTTTTCGTAGTTTTTTTAAGGGTCCCAAAATATATGAAAGATTCTATTGGATGGACTAACGGGATTCGTTTTGTGAAAACGGACCATTCAAAAGATTTTCGAATTATTTTTTTTAGGTTATGCTTTTCAATCGGCAAAGAATTTGGCACCTTTTCGCAGGTTGCGCAGCCTTCCCGCAAGAGCTACCCGCCGGAGTAGTGCGAAGAATCCGGCACCTTTTAGCGGCCCGCTTACCCTCTTGTGCGGGTTTACCAGCGTCCGGCGGTACGCGCTAATACCGTCAAGTTTTCCCGGTCGACACGTTACCTCGTCGATTTTCCAGCCCCCGGCGGTGGGTGGGAGTACCGCCACAAGTTTAATTTCTTGATGAAAAAAGGAAAAACAATGCAACAGAACGAAAGCACCATAGTTCAGTTTGACGGGTTGACCCGCGAACAAGTCCTTTGCGCCCTTTACAACGCTTCGAAACCTCAAGGATTGGGTATTCTCAATTATGACCCGAAGCCCTTGAAGATTGACGAAGCAAAGAACGTGCTATCCAAGAGCGATTACGTCGATTACTTGAAAGGTCGCGTTATCAAGGTAGAATTGTCCGAAAATGCAAAAGAATTTGATGCGCGTCTTTATGATCGCGATTGCGGACCGGGTGCAGCAAGAGCCGCGCTGGAGCGGTTTAAGAAACTTGGATTTGATTTCAACTTCAACTTTATAGGATAAGAAAATGGCAAAAGAAAAGTCACCTTTCGAAAAGACCGCCGCCGCCCTCAAGGTTATGGGCAAGAAGATTGCGGCGAAAAAGAACGAGCCGCGCCGCGAATTGCAGTGCGTATGGATCGCGAACCATTCGGGCCATGCCGTCGCCACTGACGGCCACGTTCTCGCCTGTCTTGACCTCAACCATTGGGGAAACTTCGACCGCCCCGAAATGCTGCCCGAACTCGCATTCTATGCAGATATGCAGGTTATTCACTATACCAACGGTGACGCGCTTATTTCGGCGGAAAAAAAGGAAGAATTTATCAAGGCATTCGGTCACGGCATGACCGTAACCCCGGATTACGACGAACTCGAAGATACGATAATCCCTTATCCCGATTGGAAGGTCCTTGTACCGTCCGCAGAAAACTTGCAGCACGTTTCAAGAACCGGGGCCGTGTTCTATCCGGGACAGTTGGGTGTTCTCGACTTGGTGCCGGATGCCTTCGGTGTGATATTCGATGAAGGCAGCACACTTGCATACAAACTTTACGGGGTCGACGAAATGAGCGGACACGTCGCCATTTATCCGGGCCTTATGCTCTTGGCAATGCCTCTGAAATATTCGGAGGAACGAATTTCCGTTGTTCCCTCGAAAGACGAAATTGAAGCCTTTTTCAAACCCTCACAATTTGACCAAATCGAAATGGAGTTGCTGACAAATGAAAAACACGTTGATGATTGACCTCGAAACAACGGGCAAACGCCCCGGATGCTGCATCCTCACTATCGGTGCGGCTGGAATCGACAAGAACGGCCTAGAAGTAAATTTCTACTCCAAGATTCACCACGATAAAAGCAAGGACGAAGGCTTTGACGATGATCCCGAAACTCTCGCTTGGTGGCGAAAGCAGGACACCGCGACACTCAAAGAAGCGTTCTCCGGGACGACCGAAGGACCGCAAGACGTTGTGAACGAATTGTATTTGGATTTAAAAAGACCGCCGCAAAGTTGGTGCTATTATCGTTTAAACGCATCTACCGGGCTTGATCCCATCCCAAATATATAGGGTATTGTATGCAACTTTCTTTTTTGCCGCTAATTATTGAAAGCAAGCACGAATATATTTTGGATCGGTTGAAAAAAAATGATTGCTACGATTTGCGGGATGACAAAAAAATTGATGAATCCGATGTCGTGGGCTTTTGTCGCAAATGCGGTCGCCCAATCACGAAAGCCGATATAATGTGCGTTGATGCTATTTCGTTTACTTGCTGCCGATTGGGACCGAATGCCAACGGAATTATTTCAATAAAACAAGATTATGAATGCTGGAGTGTTGGTTGTGCGGTCCAGCAGCAACCGCGCACAAGGCGCGTATAAGGCGCAAGAGCGTTCGCAGGGCTTCCGCCTTGTATCAACTCAAACGGACGCGCACAAGAGCAAGGAAAGCCGCTGGATGCGTCGTAACGTGCGAACGGTGACGGGCACCCTCCCGACCATGGCGGCGGCGGTTGCCCCCCCCCGGTTCGGGTCCTCCCAAGGGGGGAGGGGGGCCTAGCGGGTCGGGGCGAGA